TCCTATCGTGAAGCTGATATTGAAGTCTCACTAGATCTGACCGAAACTCTCCGAAGATTAATTCGATGAGTCCTCGCTTGATTGTATGAACCGCATCCTCCTTCTGAGTTGGATTCTCCTCTTCCACTCTAATAGTATGTCCTAGCTTGACGCCAACGAAATACTCTATAAGGAATGGATTATGGGCTGGCTTATGTACTTCCGAATTAATGGACAGAAGTTTGGTAGGCAGCTGCCCCATATATTGCTTGCCAGTTATACCGGCTTCGATCTTTTTAATTATCTCGCTCATTTAAGAACTCCTTTATTGTTTGCCAGGACTTCTCCCAGTTCTCGTTAATGTCCGCCAAAGGCAACAACGCCTCTGAAATTTTCTTCATCATTTCTATTTCCATTCTCAGAATATACATGAAAAGGCCCACAAAGTCAAGATAAATCGGAACCTAGCCCAAAAATAGCTTGCTCACAAGTCGAAGTTATGCTATACTGGTCAAACAAATGGGGAATCCCAAGATCAAAAAGAGAGATTCATGAAATACAGAACTATATTTATAAGCGATGTGCATCTGGGTACTAGGGATTGTAAGGCTCGTGAGCTGAACGAGTTTCTAAAGAATAATACCTGCGATACGCTATATCTAGTGGGTGATATTATAGATGCGTGGAAGATTCAGCAGAACAAGCTGAAGTGGAAGGATTCACATACGGGGGTCTTTCGTCGAATCCTGAAACATTCAAAGAGAGGTACTAGAGTCGTTTATGTGGCTGGAAACCACGATGAGTTTCTACGCCCCATGATAAAGTATGCGGCGAGCTTTGGAAACATCGAGATCTGCAATCAGGCAACCCACCTTGGCGTAGATGGTAAAAAGTATCTCGTGACCCACGGAGACCTCTTCGATGGAATCACGAGATTAGCCCCTTGGATTAGCTTCCTGGGCGACAAGGCTTACGACTTCATATTGTCGTTTAATAGCCGCTATAATTGGGTAAGGCATAGAATGGGCTTCGGATACTGGTCACTTTCGAAGTGGCTCAAGCATCGCGTAAAGAAGGCCGTCGATTTCATCTTTGAGTTCGAGAGAACCATCACTAGTTATGCTAGAAAGAAGGGATTTGACGGCGTAATCTGCGGGCACATTCATCACGCGGAGATAAAGGAAGTAGACGGTATCGTTTATATGAACGATGGCGACTGGGTCGAATCAATGTCCGCCCTAGTGGAGCATGGAAACGGGGAGTGGGAAATTGTATACCCATATAAGCAATAAGGAAACTGCTCCTAAAAAGATCTTGACGTATAATCGCTCCGCTGGTATAATTCGAGTATGACACAGATTGCACTTACACCAGAATGCCTTGACATTGCGAACGCCTATCTTGAATATGGTTCGGCACAGGAAACAGCCAACCAGCTTCAGATTCCTGAATATCAGGTAATCTCTTTTCTAGAGCGTAAGGACGTCAAAGACTATATAACCGGAGTTTACCTCGATAGAGGCTTTAGAAACAGACACAAGTTGGGTCAGGTACTAGATAGAATGATCGACGCTAAGCTAGAAGAAGCTGAAGAGTCAGGAATGTATACTAGTAAAGATTTATTAGAACTACTTCAGTTTGCTCATAAGATCCGCATGGATGAGCTTAAACAAGAAAGTGGAAACAGTGGCCCTACAGTTAACATTGCTAACTTTGGCCAAGGAAACTATGGACAGTTGATGGAGAGACTTCTCACCAATGATAAAGGAGCTAAGTGACGGATTTAAATCGCTTGTCGCTTCCTTATCAGTTAGGCCAGTAGCTACGCTAATGGCAGTCCTTATTATTTGTTTAGGCTATGTAAGCTATAGAAGCTACAGTACACTAGAGGAAATGATAGTTACTCCTGCAGAGGAGGCTAGCAGATTCAAAGAGCAACTGGAAAGCACAAAGCTTGTAAATGAGAGTTTAAATCAGTTGAACGCTGACTTAGGTGCTCACAGTGTGATCATAAGACAGTTTCATAATGGTAGACATGATCTAACTGGAATACCATTTACAGAGACAACAGCAACATACTATACAGATGCTTATGAGCTATCTGGGGATGAGCCCGTGTCTTCAATGAATGAAAGCCTACGAAAAATATGGACACAAATTGATAAGCCGGAATGTACCGTCCTATATGGACCAGTAGATTCTTCGTCCAGAAGATATTTTAAAGCGTATAACCTACATAAGGTAATACAATGCCCACTAACTAATTTACTGAACTATCCTATAGGTACGATCACCGTGGGATTCTCAGAAGGAGACGCGAATGAGGCTATAGCAATAAGCAAGACTTCTGCAATTGCCAAGCGTGTCACAGGATACTTAACAAATGGTTACTGATATTCTTAATATAGAGACAAATGGCAGAAAGAATATTGCTATTTGGATGATGTTTGGTGGCTCATTGACATTTACCCTATTTTCAGGAATCGCACTCTGGATGCTAGCAAGCAACTTAACCTATGTATTTTATCTAGCACTAGCTGCCCATTTACAGATTCTTGTAATTATGACAGGCTTTACTGCTTTACTTGTAAAAAGAAGAATCTCTGTTAATAAAAATGGAGCTTCTATAGAGGATTCATCTAATGACCCCACTACAAATACTCCAAGCTAAATCTGGGGTTACCCCAGATGGTGACTTTGGGCCAAATTCCATAAAAGCTGCAGCCAAGTTATTTAAGCTTACAAATGAACAGGCTGCTCACTTTTTTGGGCAGTGCTATCACGAAACAGGTGGTTTTAAAGTATTCGAAGAGAATCTTAATTATTCCGACAGTGGTCTTCTAAAAATATTTCCAAAATACTTCAAGACGGCAGAAATCGCCAATCAATATGCTAGAAATCCAATGAAAATTGCGAATCGGGTATATGCAGGTAGAATGGGTAATGGAGATGAGGCCTCGGGAGATGGCTGGAAATACAGAGGAAGAGGCGCTATTCAGCTAACTGGAAAGTCTAATTATACCTTATTTCGTAAAGAGCCAGATACTGTAGCTACTGAGTTCGCCTTCGAAAGCGCCCTATTCTTCTTTAATCAAAATAAACTATGGTCGCTGACTAATATTGTGAATAATAGCAGTATTTTAGCATTAACAAGAAAAGTAAATGGTGGTACTATCGGACTAGATGATAGAATACTACAAACAAACAAGTTTTATAAGGAGATTTTAAAATGACCGATTACCCAGTAGATAACGCAGAATCAATTTCAAGCGTATCAGAGAATACACCAACCGTTGGGAATTCAGGAAGAGCAACATCACCAAATATGGGACCAACAGTTATGGCACCAGGAATGGCAACTACCCCAAATTCTTCACAGACAGTCTCAGCACCAGTTAGAGCTTCAAGCTCTACTCCAATGACACCAGGAGTATGAGTGCCGGCCTAATGGCTGCGGCGGGCGCCATTAGACGCAAACGCCGCAAACGTAGATTTAAGTTAAAAACTGTGCCATTGACACTAAGTAATGCTACTATGCCCGCCAATAGTGTGCAAGATACTGTAGTAGGAAATATACTAAATATTCTTCCTGGTGCATCTGTAAGTATTACGGATACTGCTAGTGGTAGATTCAAATTAGTAGGAACACAGATTAAAGCAGGAGCAACTGCAGCAGTAGCTGGAAGCTACACTATAGTACTAAGTCATGGAAATTCTGCTTTAGGATTCTATAATACATCTATAGTAATTACGGTAGCATAAAATGATAGTAAGCAGAGCAGACATCCCTACGGATGTAATTGTACAATACCCAAATGCTTTTATGCGGGTTCCTATTGCGAACTATCTAAAAGAATTAGAGGTTGACCCTCTACCTTCTCAGATAGCTCTTATAAATGGAATAAATAACCCAAAATATCGCTTTGGGTGTGCCGCTCTGTCTCGCCGTCAAGGTAAGACTTATATAGCTAACGTTGTGGGCCAGGTAGTTTCATTAGTACCTGGCTCCAATGTGCTAATCATGGCACCAAACTATAATCTCTCTAGTATTTCATTCGATCTACAGAGAGCTCTTATTAAGAGATTCAATCTAGAGGTTGCTAAAGATAATGCCAAAGACAGAGTTATTGAGCTATCTAATGGCTCCACAATTAGAATTGGTTCGGTTAATCAGGTTGATAGCTGCGTAGGACGCTCCTACGATCTTATTATCTTCGACGAAGCCGCGCTTACAGATGGTTTAGATGCTTTCAACGTGTCACTAAGACCTACTCTAGATAAGCCAAACTCAAAAGCACTCTTTATTTCTACACCTCGTGGTAAGAATAATTGGTTCTCAAGGCTATTTGACCGCGGGTTCAGTGATGAATTTCCACAATGGTTCTCAGTAAAGGCTACTTATAAAGATAACCCACGCATGTCTGAGCAAGATGTTGCAGAAGCTCGCAAGGGAATGTCTGATGCAGAATTTCGTCAGGAATATGAAGCTGATTTTTCCACCTTCGAAGGTAAGATTTGGCAGATTAAGGATTCTTGTATTGGAACTATACCAGAACTCGACTTTAGAAGATGTGATGTTTTTGCAGGACTTGACCTCGGGTTTAAAGATCCTACAGCTATGTGCGTAATAGCATTCAATTGGGATAACGAAAAGTTTTATATACTAGACGAATACCTAGATAACGAGGAAGTTACTTCAGGACACGCTAAGAATATCAAAAAGCTAATGGATAAATGGGGTATAGATTATATTTATATTGACTCAGCTAACCAGCAACAGAGATATGACTTTGCCCAAGAGTATGATATTCCAACAACTAATGCTAAGAAATCAGTACTAGATGGTATTGGTTATGTTGCTTCATTAGCAGATAATGATAGAATCATTATCGATCAAGAACTTAAGCATGTATTATATGCAGTAGATCAGTATCAATGGAATCCTAATGAGACCCTTCAAAAAGAAAAGCCACTACATAATGAAGCAAGCCATATGGCCGATGCTCTTAGGTATGCACTTTATAGCTATAAAATTAGCGTTGGTGGATTCTAATACAATAAGTTATTTTCGTACCACGGGTAATTTGCACCTTGACTTTTGAGTACTAAACTAATATAATTGCAGAAATACAAAGGAGACAAAAATGTCAATAACAACTCTGCTTCGCGACCCAATTAAATATGTTCGCGATCGGGCAAAGTCTAGATATGATAAAGGCTCTCAATGTGAAATTTGTGAGGCAACAACCTCTCTTGACTTTCATCATTATTACACGATGACTCCATTGTTTAATAAGTGGTGTAAGACAAAAGGTTATACAGTTAAAACCGTAGATGACATCTTGAAAATCAGAGACGAATTTATACATGAAGAAGAAGATAAAGTCTACCACCAAACTGTAACGTTATGTCATGAGCATCACTTGAAGCTTCACAGTGTCTATGGTAAGGATCCTGCGCTTTCGACTGCTGATAAGCAGAAAAACTGGGTAAGAATCCAAAAGGAGAAATATGAAGCTAGGAAGTTGGCTAGTTGAGAAATTAAATCCTGGTCAGCGCTGGATCTCCTATATGGAGCCCCAGAGTCCTACCAGTGAGCCAGAACAGTTATATGTTAACTATTACGAAACATTAGAAATAGTTAATAGGGCGGTCAACATGGTAGTTGATGATGCCGCAGAAATAAATTACAAGATAGGACTTGAAAAAGTAGGTTTTCCAAAACAGTCTGGTATTAAAAGAAAAACTGTTGATACATTATTAAATGTACAACCTAATCCATATCAGGATATGCACTCTTTTAGACGCAATATTTTCATGGATCTAATACTAGATGGAAATGCCTTCATATACTATGATGGTATCTATTTATATCAATTACCTGCTAATAGAGTAATTATTTATTCTGACCAAAAAACATATGTTGAGAAGTATACATTTCAGGGTACAGTAGACTTTAAAGTAGAAGAAATTATTCATATCAAAGATAATAGTTCAAGGTCTCTCTATAGAGGAGCCTCTAGACTAAAACCTGCTCTTCGTACTATGAAACTCATGAAAAACATGAGAGACTTCCAAGATAACTTCTTCACAAATGGAGCAGTTCCAGGACTAGTAATTAAGAGCCCAGATACTTTAAGTTCTCGTATTAAAGAGAGAATGAAAGAAGACTGGAAGCAGTCTTATAGACCACAGTCTGGTGGACGAAATCCTATGATCCTAGATGGAGGTATGGAAGTTGATTCCCTATCTAATGTTAATTTTAAGGATCTAGACTTTACAGCGTCCATAGACTCTAACGAAAAGATTATTCTAAAAGCATTGGGAGTTCCGCCAGTTCTAATAGATAGCGGAAACAACGCTAATCTTAGGCCAAATCATAGACTATATTACTTAGAAACTATTATACCTATGATAAAAAAGATGAACTCTGCTTACCAAATGTTTTTTGGCTTCGAAATAACAGAAAATGTCGCAGGAATTCCCGCAGTACAGCCAGAACTAAAAGATGAAGCAGCATTTTACTCTACACTAGTAAACGGTGGTATTTTAACTGCTAATGAAGCTAGAGAAGGCATGGGTAGGCTTCCACTTGTGGGCCATAATGATATTAGAGTGCCACAAAATGTAGCTGGAAGCGCTGCAGACCCTTCACAGGGTGGTAAGCCTCAAGACAATACAGGAAGTGAACAATGACAAGAAAAACAAGTATAGTTTCTACACTTGGTAATTACTTTGCGTCTAAGGGCGGAGTAATGACTATGGAGGAATATAAAAACGCAGAGGACGCCCCTATTAGATTCGTTTTAATCAAAAGAACTATCGGTTCTTGGGGAAGATTAATCAATATGATCGGAGATCTTAGTAATTACAGTATCGAAGTAGATATTGTCAAAGAAGAACCAAAAAAGCCAGAAGTCGCACCAGTAGTTCAAAAAACTAAGGGAGATTAATAATGGCTAAAGTAGGCGGAGAAGAGATTGATCTAACTCCTACTGATGGTATGGCTAAAGAAGCTCAAAAAGCACTAGACTGGAAAAAAGAAGGACATGCTGGCGGAACTGCTGTAGGTATGGCTCGTGCTCACCAACTAGTGAGTAAAGAAGAGCTATCACCTAGTACAGTACGAAGAATGCATAGCTTTTTTAGCAGACATGAAGTAGATAAGAAAGGCGAGGGCTTTAGTCCTGGAGAGCCTGGCTATCCTTCTAATGGTAGAGTTGCTTGGGCACTTTGGGGCGGAGACGCCGGTCAGACATGGGCTAAGGCCAAATCAGCAACACTAGATCGTCTTGAAGGTAAAAGCTTTGACTATACTAAAGAGTTTACAGACGAAGAAAAATCAGGTCCAAAAGATCTGAAGGTAGGAGACCTTGTAACATGGGGTTCTTCAGGTGGTACAGCGAAGGGAAAAATAGAGCGTATAGTTAGAGACGGCAGTTTAAAAGTCCCTAATAGCTCTTTTTCTATTGAAGGATCCGCTGAGGATCCAGCCGCTCTTATTAGAATCTATAAAGATGGTAAAGAGACAGATACTTTAGTAGGACACAAGTTCTCTACACTAACAAAAGTATCATCAAAATCTCTAGAGGATACACCTTGTCCTGTAGTAACTCAGGATGCTGATGCTAATATAGCTAATCACTTAGTAGCTATTAAAGAAGCTAACCTAGGCCCAGCGGACCCTACCGCACCTAGTGATACATATTGGAACTACATGGCTGAACAATGGATGGTTTCATCAAATGAAGCTAGAGTTCGCCAGTGCCAAAACTGTGAGTACTATGATAACTCACCAAAAATTTTAGACTGCTTGAAGTCCTCTACTTTTAAAGCATCAGATTTACCACTAACACCTAAGTGGGCAGATGTTACAGCAGAGTCTGGACATTGCACCAAGTGGGATATAACTTGCACCAGTATAAGAACTTGTGCTGATTGGGAACTAGATGCAGATGACTCGGGTGAGACTGAGGAGATCGAAATGGGTGACGAGGAACCTACAGTAGCCGTACCGAACTTAGATGGTCAAATGTGGGCTCTTAGTGCTAATAAACCAGTAACTAAGATCTTTAGATTTGATTCTACTATCAAAGCAGTAGATACTGGAAATGAGGAGCTTAAAATTGATGGGTATGCAAGTACCATTTCAGTGGATCGCTCCGCAGATATAATTCTAGCTTCTGCTTGGAATAAATCAGGTGGCTTAAATAACTATAAAGCTAATCCGATTCTTCTATTTAACCATAACTATGACAAGCCAATTGGCAAAGTTATAGAGATAGGTACAGATAGTAAAGGTCTAAGAATTAAGGGCATTATCAGTAAGAGTGCTGGAGATGTTTATAATCTTGTTAAAGAAGGAGTTCTAACTACCTTCTCTGTAGGCTTTTTAATTAAGGATGCAGATTATGATCAAGAAAAAGATGGACTAATAATCAAAGATGCAGAGCTTCTCGAAGTTTCTGTAGTATCAGTACCTTGTAACCAAGACGCTACATTCTCTGTAGCTAAATCATTCGATAATCAAGATGATTATCTAACCTTTAGAAAACAATTTGAAAATGCTCTAGGTGGTCAGCCTTCCGCTGAAACCGGAGGCTCATCAGAGGGCGCTAAACAGGCGTCAAGGAAATTAAAAATGGACGAAATTACTAACGAAACACTTCAGAAGGCAGTTGCAGATGCTCTAGCAGCACAAAAGGCTGTTGAAGCAGCAGAAGTTGCAAAGGCAGCAGAAGCAAAGGCAGCAGAAGATAAGATCGTAGCCAAGGTTCTAGAAACCGGCTCAGAAAAACTATATGCAGAACTAGAAAAGCGTTTTGCTAATGATAAGACCGAGCTAGATACCAAGCTAGAGGGCCTACGTACAGAAATTAACGAAAAGTCAGCAGAACTACAGGCTATTGCTAACAGCAAGCGCATATTTGCTGATCGCGGCGATGTCAGTGACTCTTGGAAGAAGGAACTTCTACCAGAAATGGAGAATGCATTCCTACTAGGACGTATCACCGGAAAGGGATATGAAACAGCCTACGCAAAGGAAGTACTACAAAAGGCATCTGCAATTAACTCACTATCATCGGTAGTTGTATCAAGCGACAGCTTAGAGCGTGAAGTTTCACAAAATCTAGAGCGCGAAATCCAGCTAGAGCTAGTTCTAGCTCCTCTATTCCGCGAAATCCAAATGAATTCAGCAAGCATGATTCTACCAATCATGCCAGACACAAGCTACGCTACTGTTAACAACAACTCAATTGGTAG